GCTGGTGGTATGCTTAACGAAGCAGTACCAACAATGTCTGCTTCTGCTGGTCTAGGTTCTGCTGGTGCTGCCGGTTTTGGTGGTTCAGCATCTTCACCAGTCGCTGGTTTCGATCCAATCCTTATCTCGTTGGTTCGCCGTTCGTTGCCTAACCTCATCGCTTATGACATTTGCGGTGTTCAGCCAATGACAGGCCCAACAGGTCTTATCTTCGCAATGCGTTCTCGTTACAGCAATCAAACAAGCGGTACAGAAGCATTCTACGATGAGGCAAATACTGGATTCTCTGGTCTTGGTACCGCTCAAACAACTCTTGCTGTTGGCGCTGCCGCTGCTAACACATTCGTTGCAAACGGTGCTGGTGTTGCCGCTATGTCTACAGCTCGTGCTGAAGCACTTGGCGATGGTCAAGCTGCTAACACTTTCCAAGAGATGGCATTCTCTATCGAGAAGGTTACTGTTACAGCAAAGACTCGTGCTCTAAAGGCCGAGTACTCTATCGAACTTGCACAAGACTTGAAGGCAGTTCACGGTCTTGACGCTGAGACAGAGTTGGCAAACATTCTCTCTTCAGAAATTCTTGCTGAAATTAACCGTGAAGTTATTCGTACAGTCTACGCTGTTGCTAAGACAGGTGCTCAAGTCGGTACAACAACTGCTGGTACATTCAACCTAGACACAGACTCTAACGGTCGTTGGATGGTTGAAAAAGTTAAGGGTCTTGCTTTCCAAATCGAGCGTGAAGCGAATACAATCGCCAAGCAAACTCGTAGAGGCAAAGGTAATATCATGCTTTGCTCGTCAGATGTTGCATCTGCTCTTGCAATGGCTGGTATCCTTGACTACAATTCAGCACTTCAGTCTCAAGTCAACCTAACAGTTGACGATACAGGCAACACATTTGCTGGTACATTGTTTGGTCGTATCAAGGTCTATATCGACCCATACTTCCCAGCAGGTTCTACATCTGAGTTTGCTGTTGTTGGTTATAAGGGTTCTAACGCTTATGACGCTGGTATCTTCTACTGCCCATATGTACCTCTACAGATGGTTCGTGCAGTTGATACAGGCACCTTCCAGCCAAAGATTGGCTTCAAGACTCGTTACGGTCTAGTTGCCAACCCATTTGCTGAAGGTACTACAGCAGGCGCTGGTGCTCTAACTAACCTCGCCAATGTGTACTATCGTGCATTTAAGATTGCTAACTTAATGTAATCTAAACCCCGTTAAGAGGGTCTTTTAAAGAGGGACAGAAATGTCCCTCTTTTTTTGTATATAAATACCACTATGGTCGCACTCACAAGAAATCCATCTAATCCAAACTTCTTGCAACCCAACAAGTTTATGTTGAACTTTGCAAGAACACCAGCGCTTCGTTACTTTTGCCAAACTGTAACTGTGCCTGGCGTATCAACTTCTGAAATTCCACAACAAAATCCATTTGTAGAACTTTATAAACCAGGTGAAAAACCTGTATATGATGTTCTCAATGTTACCTTTATGGTTGATGAGAAATTGGAATCTTGGCGAGAAATACACGATTGGATCCGTGCAATGACTTTTCCATATTCTTATGAAGAGTACCAGTCATTGACAAATTTAAATCCATATGCCGTAAGATCACCACAATATACTGATGCCACATTAACTTTGTTATCTTCTTCTAATCAACCGGTATTAGATTTTAAATTTTATGATGTATTCCCAATCTCAATAGGTTCTTTTGTTATGTCATCTACTGATAGTCCAGACAGTATCATTACCGCAGACGCAACATTTAGGTATTCTTTTTACGATCTGGTTGTTCCAGAATAATTTTTGTGATACACTCCTGAGATAGGAGGATTTTTAATGAGTAAACTTGATGATTTGTTGGCAATGTGGGCGAAAGATTCTGAGATTGATCGTACAGAACCTGGCAAAGCACTTCTTGATATTCCCAAACTTCACAGCAAGTATCTTAACATACTTTCGAACCATCGTCTATTGGTTCGTGAGGCTGAATTCAAATATAACCGCATGAGAAAAATCAAGTGGGAATACTACACAGGCAAGTTAGATGATGATGAATTGAAAAAACATGGATGGGAACCATTTCCATTTGTGCTTAAGTCCGACATTACTACATATTTGGAGTCAGATGAAGATATGAATCGTTATCTGGCACAAAAATTGTTACACGAAGAAATAGTTGAAGTTTGTAATTCTATATTGAAAGAACTTAACTCTCGTACATACCAGTTGAGGTCTTTTATTGATTGGGAAAAATTCATACAAGGTGTCTAACTTAATACTCAAGCCGCTAAACGAAGTCTATGTAAAATTTGAATGTGAAAAAAGTTTAGCACAAGAGCTTTCTGATTACTTCACATTCTTTGTACCAGGTTACCAATTTACTCCGCAATACAAATCAAGAGTATGGGATGGAAAGATTCGTTTAGCAGATTTGCGTACATTTACCATATATCGAGGTCTCCTTCCGTACATCGAAAAGTTTTGTAAAGAACGGCAATATACAATAGAATGTGATTCTAATCTTTATCTTACTGAAGACTTCTCACTCAATGAAGCAACAGAGTTTGCTAAGACACTCAATTTGCCATTTGAACCCAGAGACTATCAGATAAAGTCTTTTGTTCACGCAATTCGAAATCGCCGTATGTTGTTGCTTTCGCCAACTGCATCAGGCAAATCTCTTATCATTTATCTTATGGTAAGATACTTTCAAGAAATAGGCCTAAAACGAGGTCTTCTAATCGTGCCAAATATTTCTCTAGTGGCACAAATGTATAAAGACTTCGAATCTTATGGTTATGATTCATTAGAGAACTGTCATACAATTCACCAAGGGCGTGACAAACAATCCAAAAAGTTTTTGTTTATATCTACTTGGCAATCTATCTACACACAACCAAAAGAATACTTCGAACAATTTGATTTTGTAATTGGTGACGAAGCACACTCATTCAAAGCCAAGTCTCTGACTACAATTATGACTGGTTGTACGGAGTCTAAATACAGAATAGGATGCACAGGTACTTTAGATGGAACACAAACTCATCGACTAGTGCTTGAAGGTTTATTTGGGCCAGTCTATCAATCAACATCTACATCTGAATTGATTGAGAAGAAACAACTGGCCGATTTTAGAATCAAATGTCTGATACTCAAATATCCTGAACTTATCTGTAAAGAGAGTAAAAAATGGGATTACCAATCAGAGTTAGATTACATTGTGTCTAACTCAAAACGAAATGAGTTTATCAAAAATCTAGTTTTATCACTAGAAGGCAATACTTTGATACTCTTTCAGTTGGTTGAAAGACACGGTAAAATATTGTATCAACTCATTAAAGAACATGCAAAAAATCGGCAGGTATTCTTCGTGTTTGGAGGCACAGATGTTGAGGTTCGAGAATCTGTTCGTGCAATTACTGAAAAAGAATCTGACGCTATTATCGTGGCTTCTTATGGCGTTTATAGTACTGGCGTCAACATTCGTAATCTCCACAACATTGTATTCGCCTCACCATCAAAGTCCAGAATTCGGAATCTTCAGTCGATAGGCCGTGGCCTTAGAATTGGAGATAACAAACAAGAGGCGACTCTTTTTGATATTGTTGATGACTTTAGATCCGGCAAATCTGCCAATTACACATTGAAACATTTTCTTGAGCGTGTTAAAATATACGATGATGAAAAATTCAATTACAAATTTTACAATATAGAGTTAAAGCCATGACAGAAGAAATCCAAGAAATTCAAATCAAAATTTTAAGATTGAATACGGGTGAAGATATTATAGGTGCTTGTTTGATGGATGATGAAAACGGTTGTGTTGGTGTTGATAACCCTATGAAACTCTATATGAAAAGGGTGTCGATGGCAGGGCAAGCAATGTTAGTCATGGCACCATGGTTACCATTAGAAGTTATCGAAGAAAATTTTGCAACAATTAATTATGACGATATAATTACTGTAGTAGACCCAAAAAGAAATTTAATCGATCATTATAATAATACAGTTATGGAAATTGAAGCACATATGATTATAGATAAAGAAGAAACTAAAATGGAAAATGATGAGAGTGACATTGACGAAGACACAATGCAAGAAATGTTAAACTCTTTGAAAGAATCAAAAAAGAATAGGTTACATTAATGCTGGAATATAATGATGAAAACTTGAAACTGGTAACACAATCGATTGTGAAACATTTAACACCAGACTTGTTACCTAAAAAATGGATTGAAAGAAACAGTACCAATCCAATGTTTGGCCATTGTCATACCGCTTCTGCTTGTCTACAAAAAGTTTTTGGTAGTAAAAACATTAAACTTTGGAGGGGCCTTGATGATGAAGGCATCTGGCATTGGTGGGCAGTTGATTTGAATGGCAAACTGATTGACATTACGGCAGATCAATACATTTCTCAAGGTAAAACACCGCCATACGATAAGGGTGCGAAGTCTTCAATGTTAGGATTTGAATATAGAATCAGAGCACTTTCTTTACTAGGAAGAGTTACTGAAAATTTATTATCAAACGGAACACCGCCAATGTAACACTTGTCAAGAGCAAAAACAAGGCCCTTTTAGGCAAATGCTTTACAGACGGTTGACATACGAACAAATAATCTATAGAATGTAAAAACTATGACAAAGAAAACAAACCATTACATCAATAACGCAGACTTCCTCAAGGCACTCATTGAGTACAAAGAAGCTTGTGATAAAGCTCAGGTAGATAATAAACCTGATCCCGCTATTCCTAATTATAAAAATTGCCGATCATCTATCTCGTAAACCAAACTTTGTTTCTTATTCTTTCCGAGATGAGATGATTTCTGACGGCATCGAAAACTGCCTAATGTATTTTAGAAACTTTGATCCGACCAAATCAAAGAATCCGTTTGCCTACTTTACTCAGATTATTTACTATGCTTTTCTTCGCCGTATTATGAAAGAGAAGAAACAATTGTATGTTAAGTATAAGGCTACAGAACAGTTTGGTATTTTGGATGAATTTGAAATGTTCGAAGACTCTGAAGGTAATATGCGGCAGTTCCAACTTTATGATAACATATCTGAATTTATTCATACATTTGAAGAGAACAAGAAAAACAAAAAGAACAAACAACTTAAATCACTTAAAGACTTAGAAGGAGAATTGGATGTCTAATCAAGAAATACTAGATCGTATTCAACAATTGCAAGAAAGACACGATTTACTTGACCGAGAAGTTATTCGTGTGGAAGAAACACATAAAAATCAGTCAATGATTATTGATTTGAAAAAGAAAAAACTCAAACTCAAGGATGAAATTGAGGCTCTGAAAAAACAGTTATGAAATTATGTATTTTGGGTGACACACATTTTGGTGCCCGTGGTGATTCTTTAGATTTTCACAAGTACTTTAGAAAATTTTACAATGATGTATTTTTTCCATATTTGAAAGAAAACAACATTACAACCATTATTCAGATGGGTGATTTGTTTGATCGGAGAAAGTACATTAATTTCAATTCTCTTTATCTTTCTCGTAAATACTTTTTTGATGAATTGATTGCTAATGATTTACACATGTATACTTTGATTG